ATGCACGATGCAAATAAAGCGCATAAGAGTACGAATAAGACGATCTTGTTTCTCATAATATGTTTATTTAACTGATTGAATCATGCGTTGAAATTGAGGACGTGGCACAGCTCCAGTATGCCTTAACGCTACATTATTGCTACTGTCTAGCACTATGATAGTTGGTACAGATGTAATGTTGTATTGTGTCTTCATTGAGCCGTCTTGTTCAACGTCTATAAAGCTAATTGGCATATCTTGTTCTTGGCATACTTGTTGTGCTACAGGCTTCATTTGCTGACATGGCATACACCATGATGCTGTAAAATATAGAACTCGTTTCATATGTATTGTGTATTATGCAAAGTCATCAAATGCGTCTTCTAAATCTTCACCTGCTGATTCAAGCAAGTTCTTTGTAGCATCTGCTTCTTGGCCTGTTGCTACATTTACTACGTCTTTTACTACTGCAATTGGTGTGATTGCTGCTTTTACTGTTGCGCTGATTAGATTACTGAATAGTCCCATAACGGTTATTGTTTTTGTTATTATAAATATTGGTTGTTTGAATAGTTGTCCTTGATATGCTGATAGAACTCGATAGTCGTGCCATCGAATGTCTCCATCTGCTGTTTAATAAAGTCGACTGACAAGCCAAATGTACGGCTAAAGTCACTAGCCATGTCAGTAAGGATGTCATTCTCATCTTTGTGAAAGTCTTCTAACAGCTTTGCACGTCTTTTCTTTGCTAGGCTGATTGTGTCCCATGTATCATCTTTTGTCTTTAATTGCTTGAGCTTGTCTTCTAAAAGATAGTCTTCTATTGCAGCTTGATGATAATAGTCAGACAGTTCATAGTCGCCATTCTTTATCTTGTCAAACAGTGGTTGTTTGCTATGCAATGTTTTACGATACTGATACCTACGATGCCAATAGAACTTGCTATAGCTTTGTGGGCGCATAGTTGCACATTGTTGTTCTGCTTGTTGACGTGTAATTGTTGATAGTAGCATGTAGTTAGAATTTTGACGGTGATAAAGCGCACAAATTGTCTGCTTCATTTTCTGTCATCTCATATACCAATTTCACTGCTGGATCTTTCATACTGATTACAAAATCGCCAGGATAAGAGTCAAAGTCAACTATTGCTTTGGTCATGTCAATCTTGTACACCTTGCCTTCATACGGCGTCCACTTATTCTTTAATGGCACAGATACAAAATAGAACTCATCAGCTGTACATACCTTGTTATAGCTTGACATCTCTATTCTAACTGCACTATCTTTGAACATCAACACCCTTGTCTTTACTTCTATCTTTGCACCACTTAACCTGTACAGATCCTTCTCAGGGTCGAATGTGAAGTCGCTGCTGACTATGATGTCACCGTTTGTTCTAGCCAATCTGTTCTGGCTATCTTTAACGATCTCTTGGCCGAAATAGCCTAATGAACTGCCGCGATGTTCGTCTGTAAACTTTTTGTATGCTATATAGTTAAGCATCTTCTGCACACTTGGCTTTGTAGTGCGTTGTTTGTATTCTACTTCTGTTTTTATCATAACTCGTTGTTTGTGTAAATATACGTAGTTGTGGCCAAAAAGAGACGTTAATCTTCTCAGTAGCCACATTTATTTTTCTATAATACGAACTCGCTAACTCGTTGTTTATACTGGTCAACTGTTACTCCAGCATCGACTAACACTTTATCGTCTGATGGGTGACTCTTCAAATCGTTGAATGTATGTACAATGCCAAGGTTAAGCATCATCTTCTGCCTACCGAATGGATGGTCGTGAATGTTACTGCTATTCCATACCTTATCATAGTCAAGATGTTCATAGTCACGGCCTGGTCTTACATAGTTCTCTATCCAACGTATGAAGTCACATGTCACATCTTCTGCATTGTATGGATATGCTCCTGTGTCTTCGTATATCTTTTGCATGATACCGTCAAGGATGATCGTATTGTTAGTCGGCTTCTTCTTGCCTGTATGTATCAAATAGTTTAAGCATTCGATAGCGTTCTTGCCGTAATAGAACGGCGACTCTTTGTTCACATACTCAGGATACCAGTCAGCTATGTCAGCAATAAACGCTGCGTACTGGAACTTATATGCCTTCAGGCCACGATCTTTATTCCATTTGAACATGAACTCGCCTATCTCACGCAAATCTTTCTTGCCTCCGGTTACCAAGAAGTCAGCAACGTCACGTGCAAGGATAGGTGCGTACTCAGACAAGTAGTAGTCACCGCCACGACGATAGCCTTCTATTGGCTTCGGGAATGACGGGAACTGATAGCCTATCGATGTATAGAAAGGCAGAGGGTAACTCTTGACTAGCTTTGTCATGTCTTCTATTGTCTTAGACTCATGCAAGTGGAAGAGTAGTGTATTGTGATAGCCTGATGGCTTGGTTGCATAGTTGATTGCTGAACCAGTGATACGATGTAGTAAAAACAGGTATAGCCATTCTGGTAATGAGAAGTCACTGTGTTTGCCTGTCCAATTCTTGGCTACTGTTTCTCTCTGATATGTAGCTTGTCCTTGTTGCATCTTTTGCCAGTACGGGTGTTGGTCTGTCCAGCCATAGAATACGTCATTGACTATTTGTGAGAAGCCAGCATACTTACGTTCTACAACGTCATACAGATGGACATGCTTCATCAAGTCATCAGGCACAGAAGACTCTTCGTGTGGAATAGAGCCTAGGTTGCACTCTGCTTGTTGCGTCTTTGCCATGTCATAATAGCGTAAGAACTCGTTGTAGTATTTCTCGTTGATTATCATTATAGCTTATTTAAGAAGTTGTTGTATACGTGAAGGTTAGTAATTGCCCAATGCATGCTGCCTACTTTTACTTCTACATTTTCGGCTACTAGCTCCATTAGCTTAGCAAACGTATACTGGTCATTACCAAAGCCATACCACAAGTCGATAGAACGAGCAAAGACGGTCAGGTTCAATTGGCCTTCGTATATGTAGAAGTTAAGTACTACATTGCATGGTGTATCGTACTTGTATCTGTCAAGCTCATGTATGTCGTAGTGGACTAAGATAGCTCGTCTTGTTTCTTTATTAGCCTTTAGCTCTTTGATGATCCTGTTCAGCTGGTTGTCATAGTTCCAGAAGTAGCCGTAGTTGCTGTTAACTTCACCATCTGTGTCAGGCACAATCATGTTATTCCATATCTTGGCTTTTTCTGCTATCGCTTTTGCATCACGGTCTCCTTGTAAGTACCATAACCACTCATACTCTGCGTACTCTTTCTTGAACTTACGTTCTGGAGTTGTGATTATCTTGTCTTTAGGATGCAGTAATGTGAATGATTGGTTGAATATGGCCTTGGTGCCTGCATAGTCATTGCCACGATGCTGTATGTTCTTGTACAGCGATTCAAATGCATGAGTTGCATTTTCGTATATCTTACTCATATTTTATGTTTAGTCTTTGTATTGTTCAACAGTGATGAACTGCTTCAAGAAGTCTATGCCTGCAGTGTCACGATATTTGTCACGGTATACTACACGCTTAATTCCTGATTGTAAGATCAGCTTACAGCAGTCTTGACAAGGTGATAGAGTCAAGTAAAGTGTAGACCCTTCTACAGCATAACCAGACTTGGCAGCTTTAAGAATCGCATTTGACTCTGCATGTATGACATGTGGCAAAGTGACGTTGTTCTCTTCACAGCAATTATCCATACCAGCCGGTGTACCATTGTAGCCAAACGATATGATGTTGCCTTTGTTAACTATGACTGCACCTACTTTTGATCTGATGCAGTGTGATAACTGGCCTACTTCATTTGCTATGTTGATAAATGTCTTGTCTAGCTTTTGCTGCTTACTTTGTGCTTGTATTTCAAAGCTATGTGTAGGTTCAAATAAGTGTTGCTTCTCTGTCTTTACATACCATCCACCATTCATAGCTGCTTCTTCTGATATGTATAGATCGTAACTTCCTGTTGGTGTGCCTTGTACATAATGAAAGTTCGCATTCTCTGGCTTATCAATTGTGAACCAGCCTTCTCTGTGTACTCTTACTTTTGTCATATGATTAGTGTGTTCCTGTTGAACCGAAGCCTCCTGTGCCACGTTCTGTATTCCTTGACTCTAATTCTGCTACCTCTTCTACATTTGCATAGTTAACTGGCATAAGCAAGAACTGTACGATCTTCATTCCTGGCTCTAGCTTTGTTGTGCCATGATTCAGCTTTGTCAAATGGATATGAACTTCCCCCTCATAATCCTCGTCCACTACACATGCACCGACTTGCAATCCTAGCTTAGTGGCTACGCCTGATTTGTTCATTGCTATCAGAGCATGTCCTTCTGGCACTTGTACCTTGATCCCTGATGGTATGAGTACAGTGTCACCTTTTGCCATAATAGTCAGTGGGAAGTCTTCTGGTATATAGAAGTCTAAGCCTGCTGACTTACTTGTTCCTCTTGCCGGTGTCTTTACTTGTCTTGTCTTTTGTATCTTCATTCGTCTGTTGTTTGTTGTTGTAATCGTTTAATGATGCCATGTATGCTACACAGTCTAACAGGTTGTCTTCTTTATGATTGTATGCTTGCCTTGACAGCTTTAACGCTATCATGCAATTGTACATATCGACTGCTGTAATTGTTTTACGAGATAGTAAAGATGCTATCTGTGCTGCTTCTTCCATGCCTTCTTGCATAGGTCCATACATACGTTCTTTTTCTTCTGAACGGTTGTAGATGATGTCGTTTGCTGCTTGTAAGATGTTCATATAAGCAAATATAACTAATTAATATGATATGATGAAATGTTTGTCTATAGTGGTGACATGTCTCTCATATCTCCCCACTCTCTTTGGCTATGCACATCTTGCTTGTTCACTGACCCTATTTCTGACTCTATGGCTTGGTCACTACCTACGTTTATGAATATAGCGCCTGGCTTTGCATGCTGCTTGAACTTTGACCATGCTTTAGCATCGTATGTTGCTGTAGTAGGAAAGTCAGGCAGCTCTTTCGATGCGCGTAAGAATGGCATGGTTGCCGACTCTACGATTGCTCGGCCTATTTCTCCGTCTTTGATATTTCGTGACACTGCAATAGAATAAGGAGTTGCATTTGGCCAGCCTATCTGTAAGCCACGTATCATTGTGCCAGTAGATGTTGCACACCAGAATTCTGGCGGTTCAGGTATACGGTTTGCAAGGTTAACTATCCCGGCCGTAACAGCTGGCATGCCTGATAAGCCAAATGGCAGGTATTGTGCACCATTTTCTTCTGCCCATCTTTTAGCCCAGATGTTAATAGTAGGCATTGCTGGTGAACGTAAGAAACGTAGCTCAGCTCCATGGGCTAGTGTCACTGCTTGGTGATTAGAGACCTCTTTAGACGCAGGTGCAAAGAAGACGCAACGTTTACTGTACATGTTAGCTAACACGGCTATTGCGTGTGGTGCGTGGCCTACACGAGGGGCTACATACACTAGCACATCCTTTTCACATTCTGCTATCACTTTCTCAGCAGCGAATGCTTTGAAGCCTGCAGGCGCAAGATCTGCTCTGAACACCCATTTGTCTTCATATGGCTGCATCAATGTCATAGGGTCTGGCATCAGTGATTTGAAACTCGAGCCATACATATCAAGATAGTACTGCTTGGCCTGATGTACTGACATCCCAGACGGTATGTCTTTGTTAGTTGTTGTTGTCGTTATTTCGAACTGCATGTTATGTCTGTTATGTATCTGTAATGCTTTGGCCTGATATGCACTGACTGCTTTTGCTCTAGGACTTCATTCATCATCTTTGTGCCATCTTCGTCTACCCATTCATTAGGCCATGACAATGTTTTCAAGCCGTTATTACGTATCACGTGATTTATGACTTCTCTGAGATGCATTCTTAGATTACGGCTACCATAGAATGGCTGTCCTTTATAAAGACCAGTGCCAGGAATCTTGCGACTCTCATGTTCTATAGGCAGTAGTTCGACTAATGTTACATCGCATGTAAGAGACTTGCAAAACTGTATGTATTGTTCGAACAGCTCGATTGCTGCATCTACAGGGATGTCTTGTCTGCATAAATGAAAGCGTAGATCAATATTGCCAAAGTACAGAATGACTTCATCATACTTGTTCAGCTCTTCTGCATTAGCTGTCTTTAGCCAACCATATAATGTCTTGCCAGGGTTAAAGCTCAGGCCATACCCAGGCTTCCATACAGACAAAGCATGGCTGTCGCCTATTACTATTTTCTTTGTCTGTTGAGCTGTCTCGTAAAAGTAGTCGACTACTCTTGCTTGCTTGAATTGTGCACCTTCTAACTTTACACGCTTTTGATTGAACATGTCAAAGTCGAATGCCTTGTTGACGAACTGCAGATCTCCTTTATAGTCTGCTATTGCCTTCATCTTTTCTACATGCTCAGGCTGTATGCCTCCTGGTATGTTAAACGAACCAGTGAAGTTAACGCCTTCACATACATATAGCATGTCATATTGTGACCATGTGCTAGGGTCAGGGTTGACGTCTAACTGTTCTAACTCGTTATAGTCTTTGACCATCTTTGTGCATATTAGGCCGTAGCCACCACCCTGCGAATTGAGAGTAGTGCCTACGTTTCCTAACATTGATATGATTGCTGCTTTCATAACTCTTTTCTTATTTTTACATCATGCCACCCATACCCATCATAGGGTCTTGAGCTGATTGTTCTTTGTCATCTTTCTTTTCGTATACGATAGCTTCAGTCGTCAAGATTGTGCCTGCTACAGATGCTGCGTTCTTTATTGCTGTTATCACCACTTTTGTTGGGTCGATGATCCCTGCATCTAACGCTTCTACTACTTTGAAGTTCTTAGCATCATAAGTAACATAGTTCAGTGTCTCTGCTGCTTCATCTATCTTTGCTGCTATTTCGTACCAGTTCTCTATACCTGCGTTTGACAGTATGGTCTTGAACGGTGCTTTGCATGCTGACTTTACTATCTTTATTCCTAACGCTTCATTGTCTGTTGCGTCAGTTGGTATAGTTATTGCAGCTGATGTACTGTACAATGCCATGCCACCGCCAGGAACGATACCTTCTGCTAACGCAGCTTTTGTTGCATACAACGCATCTTCTACACGGTCTTTCTTCTCTTTTATTTCTATCTCACTATTACCGCCTACGTTGATGATTGCTACGCCACCAATTAGCTTACCTAGCCTGTCTTGCAGCTTCTCTTTCTCAAAGAATGAACCGGCCTTTTCTATCTGCTCTTTTATCTCTTCAGCACGTCTAGCTATGTTGTCTTGCTCACCTTTACCGTCGATGATAGTTGTCTCTTCTTTTCCTACTGTTACAAGCCTTGCACGGCCTAATGCACCGGCTAGTTGCTCACTGGTCATCTTGTCTAGCTTGTTAGCCTTTTCTTTTGACAATACTGTGCCACCGGTTAATATAGCTATGTCTTCAAGGATCAGTGTCTTACGATCACCAAAGTCTGGCGCTTTAACAGCACATACCTTTACTATACCACGCATCTTGTTTACGATCATTAACGCTAATGCTTCTTCTCCATAATCTTCAGCTATGACTAACAACGACTTATTGTCTGAGTTAGCCTTTGTCATCACTTGCAGCATCTCTTGAGCTGAGTTAATACGGCCATCGTACAGTAAGATGTAAGGGTCTTCAAGATTAGCCATCATAGTCGTATTGTCAGTAACGAAATACGGGCTCTTGAACCCACGATCAAACTGCATACCTTCTACTACTTCTAACGACGTTTCACCTGTTCTTGACTCTTCTATCGTTACGACACCTTCACGGCCTACTTTCTCGATTGCAGCCGAGATCAGATTACCAACCTCTTGGTCATTGTTGCCTGAGATTGTTGCTACTTGCTTCACTTGTTCTTCTGACGATATGTCTGTAGAGTACTCTTTTAGCTTTGCAACTATTGCATCGACTGCTTTGTCCATGCCTCGCTTGACTTCGATAGGATTTGATCCTTGACGTATAGCTTTCAGCCCTTCTTCTACGATAGTAGCTGCTAACAATGTTGATGTAGTCGTACCATCACCGGCTTCATTGGCTGACTTGATTGACACATTCTTTACTAACTGTGCGCCTAAGTCTTCTACATCATCTTCTAGCTTGTGAAATGCTTTAGCAACGGTTACGCCATCTTTTGTCACTTTGACTTCTCCATTCTGTTCACGGATAAGTACTGTACGGCCACCTGGGCCTAGGGTTGTTGATACCGATTGGTTCAACTGCTTGATTCCTGACAACAGCTTCTCTTTGAGTTCTGTGCCGAATACTGATTGTGTTTTGCTCATATTCTTTATTGGTTAACGATAATGCCTAATAGTTCTGTCTCTTTGCAAATGTAGTAGTCTTGCTGATCGATTGTCAGCTTCATAGTTCCAAGCTTAGGAATCATGACTGCATCTCCTACATTGACAGCACTTTCTACTTGTCTGTCTGTGTGATAGTTGTACGTTTTTGATGTTGCAACTACTTCTCCCATTTCTGGTCGTTCTTTTCCTAAGTCTGGCATTACTATTGCGCCATACATTTGCTCTTGTTCTTCGATTGGTCTAAGTACTACGTAACCGTTTAGTGGTTGGATTGATTTCATGTAACTGTTTTGTTTGTTATAAATATACACCGAATATATAAAAGAAAGAAATATTTCTTATTAGTGGCCATCTTTCCAGTTATGGCTAATTGCAGGCGGTGCTTTCAATTGCAAGCTTATCTTTGTCGTATTCTCCATTGCATCTTGGACTAGCTTAGCTGCTTCTTCAGCACGTGACTCTTCTACTTCTGTTATGATCTGGTCATGTATCTGTGCACATACCCAGCCTATGATGCCGGCTTGTTTTAGCTTACGGTTAATTGCGATTGCTGCACGGTTAACGATTGATGCTGATAGTCCTTGTATCTGTACGTTGATAGAGTTGTTCAAGCCGTTCTTGTAGTCTAGGTATATGCCTCTGACCTTTTCCATGCCGTATTGTTTCTCTAGCATCTTCTTGAGTTGCCAATCGAGTATGCCATCGCCTATTGTGTCATATATGTGCTTGACCTTTGACAGGTGGCGAATACGGCCTACTTGCGACTTTACATAGCCCATTGTCTTTGCCATCTCACGTGATTCATTCATCCACTTCTTCAGGTTAGGGAAGCCATCTAAGTAGCCATCGATAAGCACTTGAGCCTGCTTGGTTGATATGCCAAGAGTCATGCCTAGTGCATAAGCTCCCATACCGTATGGTATACCAAGCGAGTATGCCTTTGCTTTGTTACGTAGCTGAGGTGCTATCTTCTTCAGGTAGTTGTCTGCTTTCTTGTCTGGCGAGTATTGGTCTAGCTTCTCTGTCTTGATTGCAATAGTGGAATAGAAGTCCCAGCCATTGCGAAAGATGTCTTTCAAGCCTTCATCACCAGATACGTGAGCGAATACGTGTGGCTCAAGAGACTCGTAGTCATTGTCGATAAAGATGTTACCGGTGTCAGATACAAAGAATGCACGTACACGATTTGTATACTCGATTATGATAGGGTCGTCTTCTCCTTCTTCTTTTGGCCTAGGCAGCTGTTGAGCATCAGAGCCATAACGGCCTGACACTGTGCCATGTTGTTTGTAGCTGAAGTAGTAACGGCCATCTTCTTGATTGTCTAAGAAGCGCTCTACGTATGTTGATCGTATCTTCAGCAGCTTGTTATATATCCTTAAGTTCTTGGCCCATGAATGCTTGTCTGATATAGACTGGACCATGTCTTCATCAAATTGTGGCTTGCCTGTCTTTGTTGTTGATAGTGGCTTTAGGCCAAGGACGTCGAATGCAATCTCTCCCATATGGTCTTTTGACTGCAGGTTAAAGAAGTAGCCATCCATGTCTTCTTTCCATAGCTGCATACTTATCTTCAGAGACAGGTCACGGTCTAAGACAATGTCATCTCCATAGATCAGGAACTCTTTTACTGGGCTATCAGGTATACGAGCTACATTAGACACTGTTATCTGATACTTGCCTGTCTTGTCTGATTGTGGCAGTGGTAGTTGTTCATGTGCTGCTAATGCTTGTGCAAAAGATCCTTTGTTGTTTGGTGGATATGCTTGGACCGCTTTGTCTATGATCCACAACCTCACCTTGTCAATCGATAACAGCTCTTGCATTACCTTATCATGGTATTCTTTCATCAAACCAGTGAGCTCGTGGTGCGTCTGTTTGATAGTTTCTACGTCAAGCTTTACACCCTTTTCTTCCATTGGTATGGTGACCTCTTTGTATAGTGGCATCACTTCGTCGTTATAGAAGAAGTCGATCAAGCCTTCTTGCTCAAGAATAGTAGAGAAGTAGATGAACAAACGCATAGTCAGGTCTGTATCGGCAGCTGCATACTTCGACAGTATGTCAAGGTCTGCTTTCCATATTTCGTAGTTGTCCTTTGTCGTTGAGCCACCATTTTTTCTTATCGACTCCTTGAGCTCTATCTGCTCTTTGTTAGCCTCTTCTTCTACATTTAAGCCTAGCTCCTTTTGCACAGCTTTTGCTATTGCTTTTAAGCCGAACTGGTTATTGTAGCCTTCTTCGTTGATAGTGTGTACAAGTAGCATAGTGTCACAGTACAAGTCTTCTAACAGGTCGATGCCATAATAGCACTTTGTGAACCTGACGTCAAATGATGCATTGTGCATGATTAGCTTCTTGCCTTTCAGTAGTGGCAGGACTCGTTTTGCTATATCATCAGCCAGTATGTCGTTGATTGTAAGCTGTTGTAGCTCATTGTTGATGAATGCCTTTGTTGGCAAGTAGTAGCCAGTGCCGATTGGACCAGTTACAGAGAAGCCTATTATCTGACCCTTTCTAGGGTTCAGTGACGTTGTTTCTGTGTCATAGGCCAAGATGTCATGTTGCTTGATGTAGTCGATCATTTCTTGCAGCTTAGGCTGAGAATCGACTGTTACGTAAACCTTTTCTGTCATATTATGCTAATCTAACAATGATTTGCGAGAATAAGAAATCGTTTTATTAAGTGACTGGCGACGTCTTTCACATCCGCAGTCTTGTTTGCCTAACACTTTTACTGCAAACCAATGGGCTAGTTTGTCTATAAAAAAGAAGTGGGTGAACTTTGCTATCGTATCACCCAATCCTGTTGACTTTTCTGTTAACTTCATACTTTATTTCTTTGCTTGTGGCTTGTCTTCTGCTACTGCTTTTAAGCTCCTGTCTCGTAATTTCAGATTCAGTGGCTGTATTTTGACTGTTGACATTGAGCCTACTATCTTGCCAGTCTTATCATAGTACTTGGCATCAA